GCCGAAGTGATAACCATCACGTTTGATGTTCCGCCAACTGACGCTGCAATATTGCCGCCTGAGCTGACCACCGTCATGTTGGTTGTGCCGTTGTTGATATTGCTCACGCTGGTAATGATACCGCTCAACGAAGCACCGTTGCCATAGTAGTTTGTGGCGTACACGTCTCGGAATGTTTGTCCGCTGGCACCAATATCATACACATTGCTAGTGGCTACCAACAGACTGCCTGAGATTGCCACGTTGGCAACTACTCCACCTGCAAATGCAGGACTAATTATGTCAACCCAGTACTGGCTTGTGCCGTCGCTGAGGTATTCATACAACACATCTGTTGAAGTATTGTACCACTGCCATCCGTTGGCTGGACCACTCGGTGGTGTAGTGTTTGCTGTGTAATTTACGCCAAACCCTACTGCTTGACCATTGGCATAGTAGTAGTTGTTGGTCAGGATGTTGCCGCCAGCAATGTTGCCAGTGGTAGTGATCAATCCTGTTGTGCTGATGTTGCCACCAGTGATGTTGCCACTTACAGACACAACTGATCCCAGTATACTTGAACCAGTGATTGTTCCTGTTGAACTGATCAGTCCACCTGTTAATACGTTGCCACCTGTGATGTTGCCTGTGGCACTTGCAGTACCACCTGTGGCAATGTTTCCACCGGTTATTGTGGCAGCACTGGTGATGGTCGATGTGGCACTGATCAAACCACCTGTGAGTACATTACCACCTGTGATGTTACCAGTTGCACTGGCTGTTCCACCAGTTTCAATATTTCCACCTGTTATGGTGCCAGTTGCTGACGCTGTTCCGCCAGTGGCCAAGTTGCCACCAGTTATGGTGCCAGTTGCTGACGCAGTTCCACCAGTTGCAATATTACCACCAGTGATTGTACCTGTAGCACTTGATGTACCACCTGTGGCTAAATTGCCACCGGTTACTGTTCCGCTCACACTCACAACACCAGTAACGTATTCGCCAGTTGGAGTAAACACAACAACATTTGATGTGCCGTCAACACTAACTGTGATATTAGCATTGGCTGTTGCAATATTTACATTTGATGTTCCATTGTTAATGTTGGCCACACTTGTGATCACGCCAGTTAAGAATGCACCATTACCAAGGAAGTAGTTGCCAGTTACGTTACCTGTTGCACTAATTAATCCACCTGTGAGTACATTGCCACCTGTGATGTTACCTGTAGCACTGGCTGTGCCACCTGTGGCCAAGTTGCCACCAGTTACTGTTCCTGCTGCTGATGCAGTACCACCTGTGGCCAAGTTGCCACCAGTTACTGTATCAGCACTTGTGATAGTACCAGTTGAACTAATTAATCCACCTGTGAGTACATTGCCACCTGTGATGTTACCTGTAGCACTGGCTGTTCCGCCAGTGGCAATATTGCCACCAGTTACTGTACCAGTTGAACTGATCAGGCCACCTGTGAGTACATTGCCACCTGTGATATTAGCTGAACTTGTAATAGTTCCTGTAGAACTAATTAATCCACCAGTTTCAATATTGCCACCAGTAATGTTTCCAGTAGCGGTAATTAATCCGCCTGTACGTAAATTACCACCATCGACGTTGGCTGTAACATTTAAACTTGTACCTGTTGCTGCACCAATATTGGGTGTGGTGAGTTGGGCGCTGGCTTTAACAACAATATTGCCACCGCCATCAAACGCTGTGGTTGTATTGTCAACTTTGGCGCTGAACACTGTGCCAACAAGGCTTAGACCAGCTGAGGTATTGGCTGAGTAAACTTGGCTACTACTGAATATGCTAAAAGAAATGTTGCTTGTGCCAAATGTAATTACACCTGTTGGCGCACTAACAATAAAGGCTGAGCCTGCATTGACATTACCACCAGTAGTGAAGAAATAATCATTGATACTGAATGATTCTGCATTGTCAGATCCGTATTGATCAGTGTCTGTAGATCGAACAATTGCTGTGGCATTGGCCCAGACATACACACCGTTTTGCACAGCATTGGCTTGATCTTTGACCAGAATACGTGTGCCAACAGACTGAACATTGCCGGTATCAATTAAATTAAATGATCCTGTTGTGGTCAGTGTTGCTCCAACACCATTGGCCACGCCATTGGGTTGAGCATATGTAATTATACCACCTGTGGTAGTGGCCAAAGTTGTGGTTGTTGCCACAACCACAGCCTCGTGATAACTGATAGCAGTTGTTGCAAGGTTGTCAACGTATTCTTTTGTGGCTGCATCAGATGACTGTGCTGGATATGCCAAGCTATTGATATATGTGTTGGCCAATACAATATTGCCAGCTGGTTGCAGATTCAAATTACCCGACGCAGTGGTAATTGTTAATTCACCACTTGTGGGTCTAATAGCACTGGTGTTAACATTGCCAGCAATAACGTTGCCGGTTACTGATACCAAGCCACCTGTCAACAAGTTGCCGCCGGAGATATTAGATGTTGTTGTGATTGTACCAGTTGAACTAATCAAGCCACCTGTCAACAAATTACCACCTGTGATGTTGCCAGTCACACTTGCTGTTCCACCTGTGGCCAAATTGCCACCGGTTACGGTTCCTGCTGCACTAGCAGTTCCGCCAGTTTCAATATTTCCGCCAGTTACGGTTCCGCTTGCACTTAATACACCAGTGATGTATTCACCAGTTGTGGCAAATACCGCAACATTGCCGGTGCCGCCAATGCCAACAGAAACATTGCCCCCAGAACTGACCACACGTACATTACTTGTGCCATTTTGGATACTAGTAGCATCAATGCCTGTTAACTGACTGCCGTTGCCAAAAAAGTAGTTACCTGTGATATTGCCAGTTGCTGATACTAAGCCGCCAGTTAATATGTTGCCGCCAGTTATGTTTGCAGTAGCACTAAGCGTAGTGCTCGAAATTACATTGGCACCAGAAATATTACCGCCTGATCCCGAAGTTGAAATATTTCCAAAGGTAGCGTTGCCAGTAGCTGAAACTATGCCACCTGTGAGTACATTGCCACCAGTGATGTTGCCGGTTGCCGAAGCTGTTCCACCTGTGGCTAAATTGCCACCGGTTACAGTACCGGTCGCCGATGCTGTTCCACCTGTGGCAATATTACCACCGGTTATTGTTCCTGCGGCACTGGCAGTACCACCAGTGGCAATGTTTCCACCTGTTATTGTTCCTGCGGCACTAGCAGTTCCTCCAGTAGCCAAGTTGCCACCAGTTATTGTGTCTGAACTGGTGATGGTACCAGTTGAACTGATCAGTCCACCGGTGAGTACATTACCACCAGTGATATTGCCTGTTACACTTGCTGTGCCGCCCGTGGCCAAATTGCCGCCTGTTACAGTACCTGTAGCCGAAGCTGTTCCACCTGTGGCCAGGTTGCCACCAGTTACTGTACCTGCGGCACTAATTGTGGTTCCTGCTGATACTGCACTGGTTGCAGCCAGATTGTTGGAACTAAAATTATTGGCTGTAAAAATTGCAGTGGCGTTTGAACTGATTGTTTGATCACCAAGATTCAGTGTGTTACCGCTTAGATACAAGTCTTTCCAGAGTTGTCCTGGACCGCCAAGGTTGAATGTTGCGTTGGCAGAGGGCAATAAGTTACCAATTACATTGCCAGTAATACTAAAATTACCTGTTTGTGTTAGTCCGGCAGTTATTAGATTGCCACCAGTTATTGTGCCTGTGGCACTGGCTGTGCCACCAGTGGCCAAGTTGCCACCAGTTACTGTACCTGCTGCTGACGCAGTACCACCTGTGGCAATATTTCCACCTGTTATTGTTCCTGCTGCACTAGCTGTTCCGCCAGTGGCCAAGTTGCCACCAGTTACTGTACCTGCTGCTGACGCAGTACCACCTGTGGCCAAATTGCCACCTGTTACTGTGCCACTTGCACTAACAACACCTGTTACAAAAGCACCAGTTGGGGCAAACACAGCAACATTAGGAGTTCCTGTGACTGTGATTGCAATATTGCTATTGGCTGCTGCTGCAATGTTGCTGTTGCCTGCTGAGATTGGGAACCCGCCGCTTGCAGCTATGACTCCAGTCAACTGACTACCGTTACCAAAGTAATAATCAGCTGTGATGTTGCCGCTGGCAACAATGTCCACTCCCACAGTCAAGTTGCCATTTACTGCAATTGTGTTGGCGGTAATAACGTTTGCTGTAGATAAAATTCTAGTCCAGCTGTTGGTTGCACTGGAATACTGGTATGATACCTGATTAACTACGGTTACTTGACCGTTTGTGGGGGTTGTTGGAAATGCCATTAATTTAGCTCCTGGTATTGGTTATATTGTATTTATAAAAAAAACAGATTTAGAAATTACAGTCTGTATTATTTTATGTTTGCTTGTTCTGCCAACCACTGTTCTCGGGTCATTTGACGCGGTTGCAGAGCGGTTTTTTGTTGTTCGAGCCACTGTTCTCTAGTCATCGTTGGTTCATTTGTCTGAGCTGTTTGCTGGGCCAGCCATTCTTCTGTTGTCAGAGTAGGGCTAGAGTCACGCAACAACATTGGAGCGGGAGTTTTTTTGATCTGTTGTTGGCTTGCCAGCCACTGTTCTCTAGTCATTGGGCTGGCTGATTGTTGTTGGGCCAGCCATTCTTGGTCAGTTATTTTTGTTTCTTCTGCTAGCCATTGTTCAACTGTCATTTTTGCCACTGGATTTTCAACCAGTTGCGGATCTGCTGTTTGTGAGTGATTCACTGGGTAGCGTGGATATTTTTCTTTTACTGCTCGTATTCTGGCTGCCATTGGTGCCGGAAAAACTCCAGCATGATACAGTGCATCCAGTTGTTCTTGCACACTGGGATACTCTCTAGCACGATTACGTTGATACATGTTCCAGTCATAGGCCTGTTGCAGTCGCCGTTGCTCTTCGAGTATTTGTGCCGTGGTCACTGGAGCCGTTTCGGGCTTGTGCCAGATTATTGTTTTGTCATACATGCCCACACTGACTTCTGCGCCGGGCACCAGACTCTGTATAGCATGAAACAAGGTTATCATGATGCGGTGATCTCCATGGCTATCAACCAAATGTTTGTGCTGGTCAGTGTACTACTGGCGTTGGACACTTTTTGTTGTAATTTATAGGTCACTGGTGATGTGGTTCCTGGTGTATCCACATAACTGTAAGATACAGAACCTGTGACGCCAATGCCGCCGCCCGAAACTGTTGTTCCGCATGTTTGTATTTGCAAACTGGTGCTGGGGCTTCTGACCAACTGAGCGTCCGCTGTGACATCCTGTCCTGCCAATGATGTAAAACTGGTGGTACCTGTGGCCATAACAAAGACCTTGCTGGTTGCACTTGATGGGGTAATAGTCACGTTGGCATAACTGATGTCAGCATAACTGGTGCTGTTTGTGATACTGCCCCCAAGACTTGAACTCATCACTGTTTGTACCACTGCACCCAGGGGCATGTTATACGCAGGCAATCTGTTGTTGGTATATAGATTCTGCGTGTAGGTGTTGTGGAAATATACTGTGCTAGTACCAATGTCATAGGTGACATTTGCAACTGGCACCAAGGTACCAGAAATTGCCACGTTGGCAACTACTCCGCCAGCAAAGGCAGGACTGGTTGTGTCAATCCAGTAATCGCTTGTGCCATCATCAAGATATTGATACAGCACATCATTGGCAGTGTCATACCATTGATCAGTTACTTTGGGTGCTGGACTAACAGGAGGTGCTGTGTTGGCAGTATATACTATTCCAGGAGGAACTGGTGTACCGTTGGCATAATAATAGTTGTTGGACAGTATGTTGCCGCCGTTGATGTTGCCTGACGCACTTACTGCTCCAGAAACATATGCACCTGTGTTGGCAATCACAACCACATTGCCTGTGCCATTCACACTCATGGTAATGTTGGCATTGGCGCTAGCAATGCTTACATTGCTGGTACCGTTACTGATAAATGTAGTGTCTACACCAAATTCACCCACATATCTATAACCCACAACATAAATTGTGTTGGCTGTTCCTGTACCAATGGCTGCTGGTATGGTTGCGCCGTTGAAGTTTAGTACGCCGGACTGATAGTCAAAGAACCAGGTGTCGTCTGCGCCCGATCCTGCACCAAACAACTTGGTACCTACTGTTTGAGCATTGGTAATACCAGGTGAGGCTGCATAAACCTGCACAAGATAATTGTCACCAAACTGTGTGGGAATCCAGTTGATTGAGTTTGTTTTCCAGGTTTGATTGTCTGGTGCTGTGAGATCTTCTGTACATTGTACTGTGGGACTGTATCCGGCTCCGCCGCCATCCTTGTACACCTGCACCAGTGGCGTGGTATTGGCAGGCGGTGAAGCAGGTATGTCTCCACTCTGTGTCCAGATAAGGTCGCCGCGATACAGCAGCGGACTGGCAATACTTTCGTTGAAGGCTTCTTTGGATGCAGGCTCAGCTGTTTTGGTTACACCGTAGCCAACCTTTTTCCAAAGATAGTCAATTTTTTGTGATTCGTTAAAAGAAGCAGCCATTAAGATGCCACTCCTATCTGCAGGTCTGTGATGGACTGCCCGGCCGCTAACGCAATTCTAATTAGAATATTGGTACCAGTGCTGTTGGCGGCATTTTGAGATCCTAGGGTCATTGTGTAAGCTACGTTAGAGATTGCTGTATTTAATGGAATTACATCTGCACCGGTCAAGGCACATCCATTTGATCCATTGCCGCCGGTTGCTATTGCTGCCCCAGGAACTCCTGATCCAGCATACTGTGTGAATGTTTCCAACCATCCGTTGATGGTACTGGTAGGTCCCGGGAACCCTGGTGTGGGTGAGGAGAATCCGCCGGTGTCTATTGTGGTTCCGGGTGCAGCCAACCATACGCCCGCAACACCTGTGGATGTGGTTAATCTAATATCAAAGTTTGCCAGGCTTGGTCTTGCAAATGCAAAAGTAAAGTACTGTGTGCTGGTGCGACCGCCAGTGACTGACAAGTTTGGTCCTACTGGCAAATATCCTGTGCTGAGATCAACTGCATACTGTTTAAGCACTCCGTATCGAACCACAGCTTCTGGTGTTCCAGCAATGGTTTGTGCTCCAGACCAAGCATTGGCAGTGTAAAAATTGGTTGAATTAGAAAACACAGGAGTGTTGCCTGCTGTGCTCATCACTATTCTTATGGCTGCTTGTGTGTTGGCAGTGGGCGTACAAGTGATTGCTTGTTCGTTTATACCAGAGTTTGCACCTGCATACATTTGTATATTTGCTGGCAACTGCACTGTGGTACTGGTTCCTATCACATTGAATATGTTGGCTTGCAAAGTGGCCACACTGTTGTTGGCTCCTGTTAGATTGGCAGTCAAGTTGCCAAGTGTGTAGGATGAGCCAACACCCACATTGGCATTTAGATTGGCTCCTGTCAGGAAGCTGTTGCCAGCATTGTTGATTGTGCCAAGTGCCTTGGTCTGTGTTGCAGATAATATGGCTCCAGATCCTTCGATCACTGTTCCGCTGGCCAACACAAACGGATCTGCACTTCTAAATGTTTGTCCAGACAAGTTCGCCACTGCCAGTGTGGCAATGGTAATTGTGGGCGATCCTGTGTTGTAGTAAGGAATACCCGAAATATATCGGTATGTGCCTGCTGTGGCTTCAACCAGAGTGGTACTGGCAGTGATCAGACTGGGTGCCAAATTCAAATTGTCTTTGACAAATCCCACATAGTTGGTGTTGCCTGTTACGGAATCTACCAATTTGTAGTTGTTGTAACCAGTGCTCAAGCTGCTGAGGGCACACGAAATATTGGCATTGAACACCTTGTAGAAGTAACTTGGCACAGCAGCATTGGCCACATGCAAGTCTCGATCTTGAGTGATTACCAATGCGCCCGAGGTTCCAACTGTGTTGCTCACATTGCTAAATGTCACATTGCCGGCATCAGCATTGTTGACATAGGCAAACAGGTTGGCTGTCAACTGAGTTGAACTTATGCCTGTGTTGGCATTGATAATATTGGCAGCAGTAGCAATTGGTGTGGTTGTTGCAAAACGTGTGACACTGGCACCATTGGCTACAATGTTGCCGCCCGAGGCATCTGTTGCTCCAGCCGCCAACAACGGACTGGTTCCTTGGCTGGTGTTGGCTATGGCCAAGTTGGAGAATCCACTAAGATTAGTTGGTGCTGTGGGATTGGCAGCAATAAAAATATAACCAACATTGGAGATTGTGTTGCTTTGAGCAGTACTGGTTATACCGTTGGGTGTGCCATTGGCTGTGAGTGCCACGGTGAACGCACCAGTGCTGTTGTAGGTATGCAGCGTGTTGCCCACATTTGACACACCGTTACTGAATGTGCTATCGCCCCAGGACCAGTTGGCCAGATTACTGTTCTGACTGGTGTTCTGGAATGTGAATGTTGATCTGTTGGACGTATTATAATCAGTATAGAGGTATCCCACTCTGGCATTGCCTGTGTTGGCAGTGGCATCGGTTACAACGTTGGCTGTGGTGCCAATATAGTTGCCACGCACCTGAGGTTCTATTGTGATTGTGATGTTACCACTCTGAGCCGGGCTGCTGCTGTAACCAGTGTACAGGTACAAATTGGCTGTAAACTGTTGATAAACGTTGCCGGCTTGGTTGGCAGCACTCAACACAAATGTGTTTGTGACATTGGCTGCTGATGGGTTGCCTGCAATACCTGTGCCCACATTGACATTGCTGATATTGCCGTCACCGTAGTTGAAGTTGTACAATTGTTGTGCACCAAAACTGGCTGTGTTGCCTGGTGTGCCATTTGAGTCGTTGCGGAAACTTATGCCACCTAGGCCGTTGATTACGTTGGCCCGATTGGCTGTGACAAACACATTGCCAGTTTGAGGAGCAAAAACTTTAACATTGCTAGCCGATGATACCACAGTAACGTTGCCTGGACCTGCGGTGTTGCTGGTGCCACTTAGAACTGCACTGTACAAACTGTCTGCGTTGGATGACACAGAATTGTACTGATGAGTTACATTGGTAAATGAAGTATTGCCCAGACCTGGACCAGCAGCAAAATTAGCAGTACCATCTCCAAAACTCAGGTCATACCAGACCACATACTGGCTGGTGTTAGTTATGGTTATGGTATTGCCTGTGTTGAAACTGTTGCTGCTTAGAGTAAATGACGGTATTGGACTTGGAGTGTACAACACAATATTTGAAATGTTAGCACTGCTAGTGGACCCTTTGGCACCATTGGCTGCATTGCCGTTGTAGGTTCCATTGGTATTGAAGGCTGTGAAGTTCACAGTAAAAGTTCCGCCTAGAGTATTGCTAAAGGTATGAACCGCATTGGCTGTAGTAGCATTGGCTGTGCCATCTCCAAACTGCCACAAGAAACTGTTGGGATTACCAATGTAATAACTGGTGAATGCCACTGTCAACGGACTGGGTCCAGAATAAACATTGGCAGTGATATAGGCATTGCCCACATAGGTGCTGTTGGCAATGTTCAATGACACCTGATTTAGGTCATCCAGACCATCAGTAACAAAAGTACCTGTGGTCCATCCAGGGTAAGCAACATTGGCTGTTAGGCTACCGTCTGTGGGTGTGCCCAGTGTAATAGTATTGCCTACGCCGCCGGAAGCAATGACATTAGAAAGTCCTGCACCGTTGCCAGCAAAGTAATTGCCAGTAATGTTGCCAGTTGCACTTATTGATCCTCCAGTTAGGATGTTACCACCTGTGACATTGGCCGCACTTGTGATGTTGCCAGTTGCACTTATCAAGCCGCTGGTGTTGACATTTCCACTGTTGACATTTCCTGTTAGACTTAGACTTGTGCCTGTGGCAGCACCAATATTGGGTGTGGTAAGATTAGCACCTGCTTTGACAATAATATTTCCACCAGCATCAAATGCTGTGGTATTCAGATCAACTTTGGCACTGAATACAGTACCAGTTAGACTTAGTCCAGCGTCAACGTTGGCAGTGTAGGCAGTTGTCTGACTAAACAGAGCAAAGGTAATGTTGCTTGTGCCAAAAGTAATAGTGCCCAGCGGTGCATTAACTATGAAAGCCGCACCAACATTGACATTGCCGGTGCTGGTGAAGAAATAATCGTTTAGACTTATCTGTTGCGAACTATCTGGTCCATATTCGTCTGCATCAGTGGCTCGAACAATTGCTGTGGCATTGGCCCAGGTGTAAATGCCGTTTTGTACCGCATCAGCCTGATCCTTGACCAAAATACGTGTGCCCAGTGTCTGAACATTGCTGGTATCAATTAGATTGAATGAGCCTGTGGTGGTCAGTGTTGCCCCAACTCCGTTGGCTACTCCATTGGGCTGAGCATATGTAATTGTTCCGCCTGTGCTAGAAGCCAGTGTGGTAGTGGTAGCTGCATACACAGGTGTGTGATACGCTATAGCAGTTGACACCATGTTGTCAACATACAATTTTGTTGCAGCATCAGTATCTTGTGCTGGATATGCCACACTGTTGATATAGGTGTTGGCCAACACAATATTGCCTGCTGGTTGCAGATTCAAATTGCCTGACGCAGTGGTAATTGTCAATGGCCCGCTGACAGGTCTAATAGCATCAGTATTGACATTGCCAGCAATCACATTGCCTGTGACACTTGCTAGTCCTGTGGCAAAAATATTGTTGCCAGAAATATTACCAGTTGCAGTAATCAATCCTGCTGTGCTTAAATTACCAACGGTGGCATTGCCAGTTGCAGATATTATTCCGCCTGTTATTACATTACCGCCAATCACATTAGCAGTTGCAGATATCAATCCAGCAGTGAGTAAGTTGCTGCCAGTGATATTACCTGTTGCACTTACCAGACCTGTGACATATTCGCCGGTTGTTGCAAATACTGCTATGTTGCTTGTTCCGCCTATGCCAACAGAGACATTGCCTCCAGAACTAACAACCGTAACATTTGATGTGCCAAGATTGATGTTGGCCACACTGGTAATTACACCGGTCAAGGATGCACCGTTGCCCAGGATATAATTGCCGGTTATGTTACCAGTTGCACTGATTAATCCACCAGTTGATAAATTACCACTAGTTGTGTTTCCTGCTACACTCAGGTTGTCTAAGGTACCAACCTGTGTTAAACTTGAATATAGTACCGTTGAACTTAGTGTGTTGCCGGTTAGTGCGTTAGCGTTGACCCCAGATGCTGTAACACCAGTTAACAGACTACCGTTACCAATAAAGTAATTGCCAGCAACATTGCCTGTGGTTGATACCAGTCCAGTTAAATTTGGTAAGTTTCCTGAATATGTTGGCAGGAAGTTGGCCACATCAGCATTGCTGTATCCTGCTGGTAATCCTGTGATGAACGCACCGTTACCAAACAGATAATTGCCTGTTATGTTGCCTGTGGCACTTATGACACCGGTAACATATGCACCGGTGTTGGCAAACTGTGCTATGTTGCTGATTCCACTTACACCAACTGTGACGTTGCCATTGGAGGCCACAACAACATTACTGTTGCCATTCAACAGTGATGATCCAGCTGATACAGTAATGCCTGTTAGTAACGCACCGTTACCAACAAAATAGTTGCCTGACACATTACCGCTGGCACTGACTTGACCAGTGGTCAGTAAGTTTCCACCAATTACATTGCCCGATGCGCTGACAACAGTGGCACCAATAGTGCCAGATACAGAAGTATTGCCTAGTGACGCATTTCCAAAAATTACTAACCCGTTACCAACAAAGTTATCGCCATACACATTGCCTTGGGCACTTACAACACTATCAACATTTACATTGCCAGCATGAATATTGCCAGTGTCTACATTGCCACCTGTGATGTTGCCAGTGGCTGTGATAAATCCTGGTGTAACAAGATTTCCGCCACGAATGTTTCCTGAGGCACTAACTGTGAGACTTGAGACTGTTCCACCAGGAACACTGAGATTACCACCAGTTATGTTTCCTGTAGATGAAATCTGTCCAGCTGTGGTGATATTGCCACCAACCACATTGGCTGTGGCAGTAACAGTGGTTCCGGTTACAGTGACACCAATTAGATTGTTGCCGGTGATGTTGCCAACAGCTGAGATTGAGCCGCTGGCTGCAACAGTAACAGCATTGACTTTGGTGGCGTCTACATTGCCTGCTGTGACGTTGCCGGTGACTGTGGCTTGACCACTGGTTAACAAATTGCCGCCAGTGATGTTGGCTGTGGTTGTGACAGGTCCTGTTAAACTGACCAGATTACCTGTGTATGTGGGCAGGTATGCTGCTACATTGGCATTGCTGTAATTACCAGCAGGTAGATTGGTTAACTGACTACCATCACCCAAGAAGTATGCGCCAGTGACATTGCCACTTGCACTGACTGGTCCGCTGACAGTGACCGTGGCAGCATTGACTCTGCTGGTATCAACATTGCCTGCTGTGACATTGCCTGTGGCTGTTATTTGTCCAGTTGCACGAATATTGGCACCGGTGATATTAGCAGTGGTTGTTACTGGACCAGCAAGACTGACCAGATTACCTGTGTATGTGGGCAGATATGCAGCAACATTGGCATTGCTGTAATTTCCTGCGGGTAAATTGGTCAGCTGACTACCATCACCCAAGAAGTACGCACCAGTAACATTGCCACTTGCAGTGATTGTGGCAGCATTGACTCGGCCAGTGTCTACGTTACCACCAGTGATATTGCCTGTGGCTGTTATTTGTCCTGTTGTGCGAATGTTGGCACCAGTAACATTGGCAGTGGTTGTTACTGGCCCTGTCAAGCTGACCAAGTTACCTGTATAGGTTGGCAAGTATGCAGCAACATTGGCATTGCTGTAGTTGGCATTGATACCTGTCAGCAACGCACCATTGCCCAGAATATAATTGCCTGTGATGTTGCCTGTTGCAGAGACAGGTCCACCAACAGTGATGTTTGCAGCGTTGACTCTGTTGGTGTCTACGTTGCCACCAGTGATGTTGCCTGTGGCTGTTATTTGACCACCGGTTCTTATATTAGCACCAGTGACGTTAGAAGTGGTTGTGACAGGTCCTGTTAAACTGACCAGGTTACCGGTGTATGTGGGCAGATATGCAGCAACATTGGCATTGCTGTAGTTGGCATTGATTCCTGTCAGCAACGCACCGTTGCCCAGGATATAATTACCCGTGATATTGCCGGTTGCACTTACTGCACCTGCAACATACACTCCGGTATTGGAAAATACCACAATATTGCCAGTACCATTAACTGTAACAAATATATTGGAACCCGCGGCAGGTATGTTGATATTGCTGTTGCCGTTTACAACCCTGCTGCCTGTGGTGGCCACAATGCCTGTGAGTGCAGATCCGTTGCCAATAAAATAGTCAGCAGTGATATTACCGCTGACAACAATGCCACCTGTGATGTCCAGGCCACCGGAGCCCACATAGATGGTGTTGAATCTTTGAGATAGGCTGCCCAGATCGTACACATTGTCGATTCGTGGCAGCAGTGTGTTGTTGACCTGAATTTTGCCAATGCCTGAAGGGCTCAATATCAGGTTGCTGTTTATCACCGTGGTGGTGATGGTATTGTTGGCAATTTTTACATTTGAGCCAACAGGTCCAGATTCAAAAATCTGATTGAAGTTGTCGTTGGTAAATGCAAACGCTGTGCGTAACGGGTCGCCCTGCCCGTCGTCGGGTACCGCGCCAATGTCAATAACATATTGGGTCATTTGTAGAGTCTCTTGCTGTATTTACCAGAGCCAGCAAGGCCAAGGTTGTAGGGAGATTACAGGTTTTCGCCGGTGTTTATCCGGTGTACAAAGGCTTTGAGATCAATGTGTAAAAAATTATCTATGTTTTTCAAGTCGGTAATTTCAGCAGTGGTTGTGCCGCACACACGCACAAATTCTGTTCGAGGAAAGTCTCTAGCAACTGCGGCCAACTGCTTGATCCAGTTGCCTGTGAAGGTAGGAGCTGAATCTGCGGCCTTGTAGAACTCTGTTCCTGCATACACATTGTTGAATTTGCTGGCCGCTGTGCCAGACATGTCGTAGCCCAACAAGTATATGCGTCTGTGCCCATCAGACGCAGCTATGGAACACGCAATAGGGCCTGAACTGTTGCCGTGATATTTTTTTGGAACTTGGTGTGCGCCCAGATCTGGCAAGGGTCTGCGAGTGTAAAATCTATTTTTTTTGCTATAGCCCGAACGTTGTATGTGTTCTGCAATGGGTCTGTCTGTGGCCACAAGACAATCGGGCTCAAAATCCCGATACAGTCCGTTGCAACCATAGATCGGACCCAGAGGCTGAATTCTGGTCAAATCAATAACTGATCGGCTTTGGCCGTTGCCCAATACAAATGCTACGCTCATAAAAAAATCCTCTCAGTATGTAGCTGAGAGGATTCTGATCCTAAATCTATTAGGAAGTGGTGTTTTCTACCAGTGCCAGGTTCAAGAGATTTTGTTGTCCTGATGCAACACTGCCGGTGTTGGCACCGCCAGTGGTGCCAGATTTGATCATGGTACCTTCATCTGTGAAGAAGTTGGCCAAGCTGCGAAGATCGCCGGCGACCGAAGCTGCGTCATAGTTGGAACCACCTTCCCAGCCCAGGATAAAGTGGTTGGTAAGTTTGCTGATGTACACATCAGAGCTGGCGTTGTCTATGTAGGCAATGCTCATGTTGCCGTTGGTAGGAGACCCAGAATCGCTGAGTACACACACACCAACCAGATTCACACTGCCTGTGCCTGTGCTGCCCAGAGCCACTGTGGCAGTGAAGATTGTGCCAACACCGTAGTTTGTAGGAGCACCATAAGCGGTCCAGTCTGTGTTGCCAACCACGGCAATTATGTAGGCATTGCCCACGACCAGAGCAGTGCGGCTGGTAGCATCACCCACCAGGTACTTGTGGCTGCCTTTTTGGCGTATGATATAACCAGTGGCAGAACCTGCTGCAGAACCAGTGGCCAAGGTGATATTCACTGTGACCACAATTCTAGGGTTTGTGGCACTGGGAGTATCTGTGGGGGCTGCACCACCTACCACACCCACATACTGTGCGTCATTGAGTGTTTGTGTTGGTGAGTTGAATACCGGTACTGTGAGTGAGCCAAAGTTTGGATAGCCAAGATCCACACCCACGCTGGCGCCACCATTGCCGGAGCCGGTGGAAGTTTTTTGTATTTTAAGAGGACGACCCATGATTTTTTTCTCCTTAAAGAAGTCCGATGCGAGTTCTATTCGCTACGCGGCAGGGTAAATCACCGCATAAAACGCAGTATTGCGTTGACTTGTATTTAGCAAAAACGGTTTATTTTGTGCAGGGCTGCGGTATTCTTAAATATCTCATGAACCATCAAGAACTTATTGACCAAGGCAATCAACATCGCACGGAGAATCATCCTGAACAGGCATTGGCTTGTTACGCACAGGTGTTTGCTGAAGATTTCAATCACAGTGCTGCATTCAACAACTACGGCAATGTGTTGAGAGAAATGGGCTATCCTGCCAGAGCCATTCCTTTTTTGCAGGCAGCACATGACATCAATCCTGCTGACGTTACTTCTGAGTTCAATCTTGCAGTGGCCTACTTGCTCAACGGAGACTATGCTCGTGGCTGGCCCTTGTACGAATCACGCTGGCGATTTGAACATCTTGACGGTACCAAACCCAAACTGATTCAACCTGAATGGACCGGTCAAGATCTCCGAGACAAAACACTGTTGATCATAGGCGAACAAGGGCTTGGTGACCAAATACAATTCATAAGATTCACTGCCAATCTGCACTCAACCGGTGTGAAAATAAAATTACTGTTGAACCCCAGTGTCAAACCCCTGTTTCCGCAACCAGCAGGAACAATCGTGGGCATCTACGAACCCGGCGAAGACCTAGGTGAATTTGACTACTGGATTGCCATGATGGACATTCCCAGAGTGATTGGCATGACTCTGGAAAACATTGCACATCAGTTGCAGTACATTGCAGCTGATCCTGTGAACGCAAACATCTGGGCTGGTCGACTGGGTTCCAAAACTCGCATGCGAATTGGTGTGTGCTGGTCAGGCCGCAAGGATTCATGGATACATCAGCACAAGAGCATGCCTGTGGCGAACATGGCTGACCTGATCCGTCGCAATCCTGAACATCAGTGGATCAATTTACAGATGGATGCCACTGATGAAGAAACAGCAATCATCACGGCAGCAGGTGCTGTGTGTTTTCCGGGCACCATAAGAAACTTTGCAGACACAGCTGGACTCATGCATCATCTGGACCTGGTGATTTCTGTGGACACTGCCAATGCACACATGGCCGGTGCTCTGGGTCGTCCTGTGTGGATACCACTCAATGCCTATGGCAACTGCTGGCGTTGGCTGACTGGTCGTGAAGATTCGCCCTGGTATCCCAGTGCTAGACTGTTCCGCCAGCCTCGGCAAGGTGACTGGGATTCGGTGGTTGACCGGATGCACAAGTTCCTCAGCTGGTTCAAAATCTAGTCAACAAAAAAGCATCCTGCGATGCTTTGATGTCACTTCCCATCCCGGGGTTGTTACGGAGTATTTATGTTCACGCAGTTGGCGCCGTGCCAACGGGCATAGCCGTTGACTGCCACTGATCGATTACAATGTAGACATAGTTTTGTTTCACGCTTGCTGCCGCGAATAGCATCGGCCTTCTTTTGTATTGTCTCTGCTGACTGTGTACGGCCGATTGCTCTGGCTCGTTGTTTATCTCGTGTTTCTTTAGAATGAGTTTTTCCCCACATATTATTATTTTCACCCTGTTTTGCAATTGACATTTTATTTTTATGTTCTTTAGTAAACGGTGGTTTCTTTTTTCCTAGAGTATTTTTTACTAACTTTTCGTGTTGCTCTGGCGTTAGTTTATTACCCAACCTTGCTTGTCTAATTTTTTCTTTTGCATCAGGCGTATGGTGTTTTCCAAACATTCCGTTGCCCTTGCCACTGAGTAACTTACTTTGTAGTTCGGCATATTCTTGTTTGATACTCTCATAAACTCTTGCTGTGATTTTTGTATTATATCTTTCTTGTCCAGATTTTTCTGCTCGCATCATCCTTAGTGCGTTTAGCATTTTATGATGATCTTGTCCTGTAGTCATTTTAACCAACAACCAGTGGCAAATAAAGTGTTCTCGGGCAGTGAGAGCAACCAAGTTGCTTGACTCATCTGTACCACCTAAACTACGAGGCTGTATGTGATGTTTTTCAGTGTAACTGCCTAGATTACGAGTTTTAGCTCGATCTGTAATATCTTGGTACCATTTGTTGTATTTGTTCATATGTTTATTTATGTTGGTTAGTTCAACAATAGCATATTAGATAACAAAAGTCAATAAAAAACGCCCCGAAGGGCGTTTTTGTTGTCCAAATAAATGGATTGTGGATCAGCTGAACGACAAATTGCTGACGGCGATTTCGCCGACATAGTCGCCCGCATTACCAAACGAACTTGCAGTATTAGTGAGCTCTATGAATCCGTAGCGGGTCATAAAGCTAACAACTGGTTCGAATGTTGTTGGATCAAGAACAACACCAGAGCTCATCAACGGAATGTATGGGCAGTAGAACGCAGGTGCGTCAGCTTCCGAACTTCCTTTGTAACCAACCAATACAGGTGTTGCGTCACTTGCGTAACTGTCAACAAACACACGCATTGCGCCGTTCAGAGTACCCACAAACTTGGTGTTTGTAGGTGCTTCGAATGTGCCTTCTGTGGTTCTAGCAAACGCACTAGTTGTAGCTGATTGCAACACTGTGAGTGCAGCAGAGCTAACAACAGCATAGTTACCTGCGCCACGACGAGTGCGTTGAGCGATCAAGTTAGCAACACGGTTGATCAAAACAGCCAGAGCGGCGTGTTCGTCACCAACGAATGTAGCTGTACCAGATACGGTAGCTTGGTTGTATGTGAACTCAGTAGTGGCCAATGAGCGTAGGCTCAACAAGATTTCCTGGTCAATCTCAGCTGTGATCTCTTGTGCAAGAGCTGCCATGATTTCGGCTTCTACGTCGATACCATGCATAGCTTGTGCGTCTTGAGCAGCTTCAAAAGTCCAACGTGCTTGCAACTTGCGAGTCTTGGCTTCAACAGCCTGCTTCAAGATTTGCACGGAGATCTGACGACCACCACTACCTTCAAGCACTGTTGTGTTAGCACCTGTGTAGATATTCTGTGTTGGATCAACAATACCAGCACTTGTGCTGCTTGCTGAAGAGTAGGCCTGAGCAATTTTGAACGGGCTCAATGCTTCTTCACCAGCTGCTGTGCTTGTGGCAGCAGCAGAATTGTCAGTCATTGTGTTGGCATAACGCACACGCAGAGTGTGAATTTGACCAACAGGGCCAGTCATGGGCTGAACACCCACCAACTCGTTGGCAATAACAGTTGGCATAACACGACGAATAACAGGCAAAATAACACGGTTAAGTGTTGCAATGTTGCCAGAGCCGGTTGAACCAGAACTTGCGTTCTCTTTCAAGTATCTACGTGTATTCTCAAGAATAACGCTCATGCTATTGCGCTTAGAACCATTCAGTCCTTCAAGCAATGCTTCCTTGGTCTCGTCCCAGCGACCTTCCAATAATTGTTGTGACATTTAAGTCTCCTTATTTAAATTACAGCCCTGCCAGGCGCTTGATGGCAATAACATTGCTGTTGTCAGCAGTGTCGTCGTCCGGGCGATGGGCAGTTTTATTACCAGTGACTTCTGAAACATTTTCCACAATCACCTGGCGGGCTTTTGCGGATTTGCCTTCAGCTAGCACAGCTGGTAGATACTTTTCAAAAGCGTTCTTGAGTCTAGCTGTTTGAACACTTTCGAGTAAATTACGCATGGTCTCACGTTTCTCTTCGTTGAGAGGAGAAAGTAACTCTTCCAGAGTGTTTTGACGCACATTGGATTCGTTGATCATACGTATTTCACGTTCTTTGGACTCAACCAGGACCTTGGCCCGGCGGCTGAGTTTGATAGCTTCTGACAGTTGTTGTTCTCTGGCAGCGATAGTGTTTTGCAACTTGCGAACTTCGGCTTTCTCATTGAGATGAGTAGCACCAAATTCAGCAGCATACGCTTCAAAAATACGTCGACCAAAATTGTTCTCGCGAGCAACTTTAATGTCTTCGTGCAACTGACCCAGTTCAGTCTTGAGATGTTGACTAACAGCTTGACTCATTTTTTGCGCAGATTCTTTTACAAATCTTGCTTTGAGACCTTGAAGTTGACCACGAGCTTCACGTACCAAGCGGACTTTTGTTTCCACTACATCACGTTTGTCTTGGGTAAATTCTTGGATCTCACGAGCCAGGGCATGCACCATGAAGCTTTCTAGTTTTTCTAGTCCTTCACTGTGCATCTTGCGGTCTTTACGTAACTCTCCAATTTCTTCAGACAATTTTGTTACCATAAAGTTGTTGAACTTGGTGGCATTTTCTTTCATCTTAGACTGGAACTTCACGCGGTCTTCCCGCATTGCCATTTTCTCCTG